TCAACTGTTTCAATTGTGGCAACAGATGTTGCAGTTACACCCGCACCAGCAGGTCCAGTAATTGTAACTGTTGGAGCAGTAAAGTATCCGTTTCCAGAATCCGTTAGTGTAAGTAATCTAATGCCACTATCAACAACAACTGCTGTAGCAGCAGCACCAACACCATTACCTCCAGTTATTGTTACCAGAGGTGGATTTGTTGCAGTATAACCAGAACCAGCATTTGTAATTCTAATAGAATCAATTGAATAGACGCCGCCAGATTCTGTTGTAATTGCAACCGCTGTAGCAGTTATTCCTCCACCAACTACAGGATCTGCGATAGTAACAGTTGGTGTTGATGTATAACCTTTTCCGTCATTATTCAATACAATTTGCCCAACCATATCATTGCCACCAAGAGTTGCAGTAGCGGTGGCATCCACTGCACTACTCTCTAATTGCAGTGTAGTGATGTATCCTTCATCTTCTACAGTTCTATCAACTTCATCGACACCAGTATCAATGTCCTCATTTTCATATTCGAACAGTTCACAAAGAAGTTCATAAACGTATGTTTTGTTTAATTGATAAAATGGTTTCTCCGCTTCTACTCTTTTAATTTCAAATAACCTCTGTCCAAGAGGGAAGTAAATTAAATCTCCTTCTCTAGGACGTGTAATTAAATTAATATCATAATCGGTGATATTTCCATCATCAATTCCTTGTTGAATACCATCCAAAAATGGTGTGATAAATTCTTCGAACCTTTCTTGAGAAATAATCAAATTGATTTCATTTTTCAATCTAAGTCCAAACTTAGTCATCAAGTCGCTACCAGGAGCATATCCTTCATAATTGTCAAGATACGCTTCAATGATGAAATTATCATCAAACTTTGAAGTTTCTACTTCCTTTAAAATATTATCAGTTCTTATAAATTTTCTAGGAATGTAGTATACGTCAATTCCATAAATTTTCAACTGCTCATTAATCAAATCTTGTATTAAATACTGCTCATTAGCAGAACCTTGTAGAAAGAAAGGATTTAGTGCCATAATAATTAACCAATAAAGTCCAGAGGTGGCAATTCGTATTCCATAGACATTCTTTGTTTAATGTCTTCTAATTCTCTTTCAGCATCCTCATAAAGTTGTCTTCCGTTTAATTCAATACCACCAGGAAGTTTTACACCATTAAACTTGATGAGGTTCTGTCCCCACTGTCTTTTAATCAATGCTGTCAGATACTTTTTCACAAAACTATCATTGTATATTTTAGAAAAATCGTCTGGATCTAATGCTCTATAGCAATCAATAACAAAGAAAGTATCTTTTGATTGAGAACTCCAATCAATATCCAAATACAATCTATTTTGTCTCTTGTTAAATCTTATTTGCTTGTCTGTGGTAAGTAGAAAATCAATATCTTCAAGATATGATTTTGTCATTGAATATTGTAATAGTTCAACTGAGTTGAAATAGTATAAATCGTTGAGGAACAGTTGATATTTGATACTGAACATTCCACCAGAAATTGAACTGGTATCAAATTTGAATATTCTTTCAATACCAATTACTGAATCTGGAACCTGAACATAATTTGAAGATTCGTAGAAATTAAATGTGGTTGCTGCCCCAACTATTGTCGATGTTCCTGTTGTTGTGACGATACCAACTCCAGATGTTCCGTTTGAAATTTGAGATCCAGAACTAGAAGCAGATCTTCCTCTATCAAGATCTTCCTGAGATACTTTGTATTTTAAATACATTCTTTCAACACCATCATAATGACGTTCGTTGAAATATTGAATGGCGTCATCTACTAGATCATCAATTTGTTCGTCATCTACATTAATCTCTAGGACGGGTGCTCCCAATCTTCTCAGACAGTAATCGATTAATCCTTGCTTTGTGCTTGGCTTAGCCATTAGAATTCTCCTCCATCAATAGTGTCCGTCCATACGGGAGTCCCTATTCCTGATGTTACTTGTGTTGTTAATATATATTCACTCGTGCTTATTGCAGCTTCCGTGCTAGCAGAGCTTACTAATTTGCCAGAGGTATTAAAGTACCCTATTCCAGTTTCGGCACTAAAATCATCATCATAAAATAATCCCTCAGTTGCACTTACAAAACCAACAACGGTTACGTCGTTATTAATATCAACGGCACCAGCAAAAGTAGATACACCAGAAACATTTAAGTTGTCTAATTCGGTGTGTCCATCAACATCAACATCACCATTAAAGTCGGCAGAACCAGCAAATGTAGAAACACCTGATACATTTAAGTCATCAAGTTCAGTATGCCCATCGACATCCAAATCTCCGTTAGCATCAATAGCATCGGAAAATGTCGATACTCCTGTTGTAACTTCAAGTCCTGATGCAAACGTTGCAAGTCCAACAAAAGTTGATACTCCTGTGACTTTTAAATCAGTAAATTCATTTGGAGCGACTTTAATTGCTTCTTCAATAGTTGCTGTAGTAACAGCATCAAGAGATAAGATATTTTGAAGTTCCCTACCACTACTGATTACTTGTGTAGAACCAATACTGAGAGAAAAAACGCTAGTGACACCAGAAATATTAACGCCATTGAGAACATCAACGGCGGCATTTATATCTAAATCAGATGCAAAAGTTGCTATACCAACAACAGAAACACCAGCTCCAACATGCAGATATTCGCCAATACCGACTCCACCACTGACAACTAATGCGCCATTTGTTGGAAGAGTAGAATTTGTAGTATTGGTAAAATAAGCAATTCCCTCAATTGTGGTTGATGCGGAATCAATCACACTTGTCATTATGAATGCAGATGATCCCGTATCCCAAACGAGAATCATCCCATCTTCAGTCTTTAGCGTTGAGTTTAAGTCTGAAGCATCAATTAGACGTGATGATGCAGTTGCCGAACTTGTTAGTACGCGAACTGTATTTTGTGAACCAACCCTAGCTTTTATGGTAGCCATTACCTAGTTACTCCCGCTCTTACCAATGCAGCGCCTTCTACTGGTTTTGAAATGGCTCCTCCACTAGTGGTTAATTTGACATCATAAACATACCTGCCAGGTTTTAAATCTGCAGTAATTGTCGATGCCATAGATATTTGAACTTTACCTTTGGTAGCATCGGTGATAGTTGAAGCAAAAGAAACCGCTGTAGAACTGGTGTATGTTTTTCTAAGTTGAGATTCAACTGTATATCCAGTTAAATTGAGAAGAGTGGCAGTTGCCGTGTCCTCCAACTGAAAAGTAGTATCAAAATCAAATCCCTGCTCTATTACTATATTTGATACAAATATTGCCATTATTCAGATGAGCACGTATTCCTTTAGATATTTATATTTGATTCACTCCCATTGAATTCGCTATTTATTCAAAAACTCTTTCAGTAGAGATTTAATCTCTTCAATATCACGTTTCATATCATCAAGTTCTTGCCTTTCCAAGTTTTTTCTCTCAACTCTTTTGACATAATTATTATAGGCAATTGTATCACAATTTACAATTGCCCCAGTCTCCTCATCCCTGTAGAGATGAGGATGATCTTTCACTTTAATCAATTTACTCATTTCAGTGCAATCGTTCTAAGATCTCTGATTCTTGGAGGATACGCTTGATTCGTTCCTGCCATGACAATCTTGATTCTGTATCCAGTAAAGTTACCAAGATTGTCAGCACTGAACTCATATTCTAGGAATTGATTATCTTCACTATCTGGAACTCTTACGTCGGGTCTTCCATTATTATTTGCAGAATTTACAACAGTAAATTCTCCATCTCCAGTAGATGTGAGATTATCATATCCTGGGAATAATTCAAACTCTTGTTCAACAGCAGAAGAATCTTCTCTTACTAAACTATAGAGAACTCTAATGTCAGCAGACTGATGTCTATATGCTGTCAGAAGAACTTTGAGTGAAGAAGCAGGTTGTGCCAAGTTAACAACGTTTGAAACATACGTAGCAGCATGAGGATCGTTCAAGAACGATCTGGTTGCAGCGTTAGTTGCATAGTCACTTACTGGACTATTAACATTGTTACTTGTAAACTCAACTGTAGAATCATCCAAGTAAATGATTGGTGAGAGATTCGAGTCTTCAGTGTTTAATGTCAATGCAGCAGTGAAAGATCTTCTTCCAGCAACATTATTGAATACTGGTTGATTTAATTCATTTACTCTAGAGCAAACAATTCTTGTAGAATCTAAAGAGTTTGATTCATTCAATAATACAGTATCGACAGTATTAAGACGTTGGAATGAAACTTCACTACCATCAATACTAGTTCCAGTCGTCGTTCTAACTGCTGCAGTTACTGAAGTAAGTTTGCCAGGGGCACTGACATCAAATCTTGGGGTAACCTCATTGAACAAGATATTTTCCGAGGCTCTTATTTTATCTCCACCACCAATTACTCCTGTGAATGACAATTGAGGTCCAGTAGCAGAGTCTGCACTTCTATCAAGTCCATGTGTTGAACTTCTATCAATTTCAACATAGTAGCGATTTGCTTCAATTCCAGTATCAGAAATATCGTAGGTTACTCCATTAATTCTTCTGAGTGAAACTCCACCAAACTCATATTTCATAACCTTGGAATTGACGACATGAGTTTGAGATATTGTATTGCTAAATCCTCTAGAATTAATTGTCAGTTGATTAGAAGCTGCTGCAGTATATTCAATAATTTCATCTCCAATCTTAACGTAACCTTTATTTGTTGCACTTACTGCCAGTCCTTCGAATGTAGTAAAGTTACTGGAATCTACAACGTTAATAGTAGTTGTTTCGGAGGAGAGTAACTCTGCAGATAATGTTGTAGGTGCAACATCAGATTCAACCCCATCGAGAATCAGTTGGTTATTGTTCGCATACATTCCATGGTTGAAATGATCTACATGTAAATAATTTCCAGAGTTTGCTCCAGTTCCTTCGGAGGTTCTATCCGTAATAGTTGTTGATGCAGCACTAACAACAGTAGAGTCTGTAGCATAATAACTGAGTCCTGCTCCAACCTGGAATGCCTTACCAGAACCTTTTTCACCTTGAACATTGGTGAGGTACAAAGTATCAACACCACTAATGGTATTAATCGTAAGGACAGAGTTTCTGCCAGTAAATGATCCGTCAGTGTTATCAATGGAAACTACGTCTCCAACAACATAACCATTTCCACCGCTGAGAGTTGTAATTCCCGTGATAACTCCATTCGAAGTTGTAATATCAACTCTTAATCCAGAACCACTTCCAACAACTGTTGTAGTTGGAACATCTGATTGATTAGTGTAGTTAGCACCGCCATCAGTAATTGATAGTGCTGTTACTGAACTTCCTACAGAAACAATGTTTCCATATCCACCGACACTATTGTTTCCTGCAATTCGTCTTCCAACAGTCAATATATCAAGTAATGGATCTCCAGATGTAATTGTTGTGATTCCTAATGTTAATGTTTTTGGAGTAGCAGTCAATGCATTCTCTTCAAGTGCCTGAATATATCCATTACTTTCATCAAGAGGTGGATTTCCAAAATATGCAATACCAGTGCTTGATGTAAAGTTTGCTTTGTAGAGTTTGAATTTCAAATCTAACTCTTGTGTTGCTGTCCAAATAGAACCATTCTGTGATTTAAACAGACTTCCCATTGCAAATTGCTTGGAATAAATCACAGATTCTGAATTTGGAAGAGATTGGGTATTTACCGTTCTTTCACCCATCTTAGCAATCCAAACCTCATATTGATCTGTGGTTGGTGCAAGGAGGACTATTGCATATTCTCTTCCAGGTGCAAGATAAATTGGATAGTCAAATGTAACTGTAGTGGCAGTTTCTCCATTTGTTGATGTTGTAATGTCGCTTGGAACAAGAACCTTAGGTTCTCCAACGATAGTTAATGTTGGAGTTCCAAGTTCAACAGTTCTTACCTGAACAATAAGAGGTTCATTTCCAGTTGGTTTGCTAGCAAAGAATAAATCGACTTTAGTCAGATAAGCACCATTATCATCATCACTTTGTCCGTTTAAGTCTGGAGCATCAATATCTTTACCAACAACAAATGATTGTGCCAGAGGATCG